GATGAAATCATTAATTAATTCATAAAGGATTCCACTGTGGTTATCCTCAAAATATTCTCTTTTAAGATAAGGTAATACTTTTCTGCAATAATTATCATTAAAAATCAGATTTGACAAAATAATTTTATCGAAATTAATAATAAACTCCTTTTCGTTTTCCTATAGCATAAGTATATCACAAAAACGAGCTAGCACAAATGAAAAAGAGGAAATTTCTTCCCTCTTTAATAATTATCTTTTCTTGGGAATATAACATCCACTATCATTATAACCAGGAAAAGCCTTATTATTTGGATTATGGTTAATAAAGATTCCCTTTTTTCTCAACCCTTGCAGTGTATCATAATTTATCACAGCAATCCAGTCTGGAAATGATTTTCTTTCAAATTCAGTAGAACTTGTTTCAAATTTTGTATCATCACCAAACCCTGTTCCTAAATCACCTTCCTGCTCCACAAAATTGGTGGCACAATTCATCGTTATAGCTGTTGGGTTTGGGCTAGCAGTTCCCTGGGTTGAAGCCATTATTGACATTTGAACAGCGCGCGCTATAGTAGAGTTACCATATCCGTCAGAAGACCTCAATGGAGAATAAATATTATTAATATCAAGAGTTTCAATAGATGCACTACTCCCCACTCCATTATAATTATAAAAATCAGAATAAGTATTATAAAAAATATTTTTATAAGGATAAATATTAGGCCATCGAGGATATGCTGTATCATGTATTAGATATGGTTGATACACAACTTTAGGAGGATTATAAACTTCCTCGAAAACCATGCAACCAATTACGCCTTGATTAGAAGAATCTACGTCAAATCCTTCTTCTTGTAATAATTCCACATATGTTGTGTTTGAATTATCATTCTGTGGTCTAAACTGAAATTTAGCTGCCTTGGCAGAATTAATTTTCCAACCAGGGATCACAACTTCTTGATAGCCATTAACCACATAACCATTTGACTTATCTGATGCAGTCTTGCCATCTATCGTTGATAGACCATCAACAGAGGGAACGACTAGCACTCGATTAAAGGATTTGTTTTTGAAGTATAGCTCATATTCGGAGCCTTTTCTACCTTCAATATAAACATCACCATTATTTTCATATTCTGGTACGTTTTTACCTTTTACTCTAACGGCAAACGTATATTTACTATTTTGCATGTTTTTCTCCTTTCCTTGAGAACTGCATAGGACTTACTTTCCTGCCTACGTCTTTATGGTTGCCACCATATTCTTATTTATTCTATCTCTATGTGAAGATGCGCTACTCCTTGAGATTTAAATCCCAAAGCATTAGCAACACCTTCAGAAACGTCTATTGATCTTCCAGTCCAAGCAGCAGGACCACGATCTGTAACCGTAACCACAACACTTCTGCCATTCTCTGTATTTGTAACTCTAAGTTTGGTTCCTAATGGTAAAGTTCTATGGGCTACTGTCATTCCATAGGGATTAAATCTTACCCCATCGGCTGTATGTCTTCCTGATTCTGTTCCATACCAGGAAGCCTTAGTATCAAATGCACCACAACTATATGATACATCAACATCACAAGCCCCTAGCAAGAATAATATAGGGAGTATGAGTAATTTCTTCATCAATTATCCTTATTTTTATCTATACAAATAGTAAGATATGAAGATTTTATATGTTTCTGCTCTAAACCGCAATCAGGGCATATATATGGGCTATAACAACCAACTGTCCCTATTTGCGGTCCACTGTCCACGGCATCACGTCCGCGCGCGACCGAAACGGTTACCCTTGGTGCGCGCTGTGATCTTGAACGCCGCCAGATAAACCCGAGCGATGTAAGCCTCTTGAACTTCGATCATTGTCATTGTCGTTTTTCCTAATCACCAATCCATAGGCATACACTAGCACAGGTATCTGTGGGTGTCAAGCGGATAGGCATGCTTCATATTAAGCATCCCCCCGCGACGCAGGCCAAATCTTGAGCATTTGTTGTTGAATTTTCTTTTTCAAATTCTACTAGCTCATCCCAATTACATTCTTTAGGCATCTGAGCTAATAATTCTTCATATTGTTCCTTAGTACATTCCATAAATGGAGCCTGTTTATAAATCATACTGCCTTCCTCTGCTGGTAAGAAAGACACACCACTCATCCATTCGAAATTTTTATATACCCAAGCTCCTACCTCTAACCATTCATTTTCTTTAACTGATACAGTTATACTTGGTTTATGTTCACAGTAATATTTTTGATAAATCTTCCACATTTCTAGGTGTTGTATAGCTGTAATATCGTTTTTATGTATAGCATTATCAGCAGATTTTATAGGAAATTTAAATACCATAACATTATTATCATCATAAGCATCCTTTTCATAAGGAAATCCTCGATCAATCATAAACTGACAAAGAGGGTCTTTTCTATCATTTCTAACATTCCTAATATAATAGGGTGAGTGGGCAGGGTGAATGCCTGAAGAGACACCATTAAGAGCAGAAGAAGTTCCTTCTGGCTTGACACAAGTGATAGCAACCGAGGAAGCAATTCCAATAGCAGAAGCAACTTCAAGATTAGTAGAAATAGCTTCTTCTTTTAATGATTCAAGAAACCCTTCTAAACTATAACTTGGCATTAAAGTATTAGGGTCGATAACATGTGGTTTACTGCCATTAGTAAACTGATTATCATAAATCCCACTTAGAGAAACGCCAAGCAGACGTTCGTCCTCGCAATTCTTCTGCCACTTCTTATTAAGATACTTGAAGTTAGTAAAGCATGATTGAAAGGTGCCAAGAATAGTGGCTAACCTAACCTTATTTCTAATGGTTTCTTCTGTATCATCCTCATAAATCTGAACCGAGGTCAGATTGCAAAATTCATAAGGACGAAGAATAATTTCTGAGCAAGGATTAGTTCCAAATTCATGATTAGTTTCACGTTGTCTTACTGTATCACCAAAGCGATCTTTTCTAAATTTATTAGAGTTTTCAATTACTCTCTTCAGTGCTTTGCGTGCAACAATTCCTCTTTCACCAGAATGTGATTCATAGAGACTTAGCCATTCTTTCATAAACACACCCATATCAGGGCGACCATTATCATAGACGGCTGAATTGTTTGCTAATCTTCTATGGGGATTTGTTAGCCACCAATTGCCTGATTTAGACTCTCTCATTCTGCTATCAGTTAGATCAGACAAAGAAATCAGAGCAGAACGACGAACACCACCTACAACAACAATGTCGGCAACCTTACAGGCAATGTCGTGGCATTCAAGAGTTGTGAGTTGACGGCCAGCAGCCTTGGTGAAGATGTTGCGAGTAAATTCCATAAGGTCTACTAGAGGCTGAGGACCGCTAGAACGACCGCCCATGGTCTTAAGACGCGCGCCAGCAGGGCGAAGCTTACTTATATCCCACTTGGGTATCTGGCCACCCTGTAGGAGGCTAAGGAACTCTCTAAAGCCTTTTGCCCATCCAATTCTACTATCCTCAAAAATAATTGTAGTATCTGAATCATAGAATTCGTCTGGCATAATCGGAAGAGCTTTTACGTTCATGGTTTCGACAGAATAGCCGACACCTGTGCCACACATAAGAACGAACATCTCTTCATCAAAAGACTTAAAATTATCAATAGGAAGATATGCACAATTATAAAGTGTTACATCAGATTTCTTGGCTGCTACTCCAGCAGTCATAAGAGCGCGCATGGAAGGCATGATATTATATTCTAATACCGCAGTTTCTAATTCTTCACGATATGGCATAATATCAAAATCATGTCTTTCTTTAAGAGATTCTTCAATAAAATCAAAGTATCTCTTAATCGTTTCCGGCCATGTTTCGCGTCTATTTTCTTTTTCAATGTAACGCGCATATCTACTAATGTATATATATTGTGAATATAAAGTATCTTTATGCAATTTTCTTTTCTTTCCTTTTTTTATAATTTTCTAGCATACCATGTCTATAACCTTCATTCAAATATGCTTTTAATTCTGCTAAATTAATCATTTTATGAATTCTAGTATTATTTACCCAACATTTATTATAATTAGGATTATTATTACCACTCATTCTTTTTGAGTGTTTCGGATTTTTTCTACCTTTGTTTGTTTTAGATATTTTTTCTTTTGTTTCTAATGTATGTTTTTTACCATAATTAGGATTATTTTTGCCAGATACATTAATATGATTTTTAGATATTTTTTCTTTTGTTTCTTCTGATAGAATCATACCCTGACCGCCACCAGTAGTTGAATTATATCCATTTTTAAATGTGTCATAATACTCAATCCAATAAATTTCGCTCTCATTAAGTAAATTAACATCCTCTACATTTTCAAGAATTTCAATATTCCAACATTCTATACCATATTTACAGATAGCATTATAAAACTTATTCTTTATACCTTTATTAGCATTTCGTTTATGTATATACCACCTTCTATTAATAGATTTGACTGTCTGTCCAATATAAATCTTTCCGTTAATAATATTGGTAATTTTATAAATTATCATGTGTTAAGTTCAGCACCAAGTTTAACTAGGATTTCATCGTCCAGAAATGATAATTCGTTCTTGAGAGTTTTCCAAATCTCCTGGGCAATTTCGCGATGTTCAAGTTGAGTCGCCTGATCACAACGAACAGCGCAATAAGTAATAAATGACCTAAGACTGCCTTTCATATATAAGCGCGACATTGTTAAACCTTCTGGAAGCACAGCACGAGCCTGCTCCTTAGCAATACCATTTTCAATCGCCCATTTATATTGTTCAATAGTAAAATCTGCAACGTGCTGTTGGCGCTTTGTCCACTTTTCCTTTAATTCTTCATCATTACTGACAACAGAATTCTGACGATTCTTCTTATCCTGAAGTCTCGTCTCCCTAATTATGGTTCCTAACTGAATTGGATCAGCATATCTCTGTGAAAATTCCTGAAAAGAGAAGCTTCTGTGGCGAAGAATTTGCCTACCAATATCTCTTGTTGTATTGATTTCAAATGTAAAGTCTACCATCTCAAATATAGACCAATGATGATGATCAATACAATACTTAAGAAGCTTCTCTGAAGTCTTGCTATTATTTTGATTGGTGGGATTCGACACCCTTGCAACATAGGCTATATAATCTTCTGAAGGCATCACCATCTTGTTTACATCATCTAAAAGTTCATCAGAAACCTCAGTCTTCGAAATTAACTTAACAGTCATCTAGCCTCCAAAATAAAAAAATCCGCTCAACAGACTTGCATCTGCTTTTCTATGAAACTCTGAGTGTGATAGTATTTATCATTGCCGCCTATTTAAGGGAAAACAGAATTATAAATAAAATCAATCACTTAGATCATAAGGTACAATAATATCACAGATTTATTTTTCTGTCAAACACTATATCTTAGACCCAATTCTAATGTTGCTCGAAGTCCTTGAAATGTATTGTCATTAATCAACTTAACAATTTCGTATTCGGACTTTCCATTCAAGATCATTGCATTAATGTCTTTCTCAGTCACAAAATAATGAGGCCAAATACAAACTTTATAGTCATTATCAATTGCTTTCTTTATTTTTGCTATAGTAGTCTTGGAACGAATTTCATTATCATAACAAAGAATAAATTTATCCTTATCAAGTCCTTTAAGAGCAGCCACCATATCATTACCAGACGTAGCAATGCAATTAGGCAAAAACATGCTATCAATCGGCCCCTCAACCACATAGATAGTCTTATTCCAATCCAACCTATCAAGGCCATAAACCTTAAGAATATTATTATCAAGATATGTGTTTATATAGCGAAGAATGTTGCTAGGATCAAGAGAACGACCAGTGAAGCCAAAAAG